TGCAATCGTTAATGAAGGATAACCCGTCATTGCCTGAATCGTATTTGAACGGCCTTGAAAATTTGGATGAAGTCACGCGCGAAATTTTCGTGAATGGAAATTGGGACGTCATGAACGTTGAACGTCCGTTTGCGTACGCGTTCAATAAATTCAAAACCGTCAAATCGAATTTAGAATTCAACAAAAATGAACCAATCATTTTGTCGTTCGATTTCAACGTTGATCCGATTACTTGCGTTGCCGGTCAAAGTTACGGCGGGAAAATTCGAATCCTGAAAGAATTCAGATTGCGCAATTCGGACATTTACAATTTGTGTTCGGTTATCAAAACCACGTTTGGAAATCCGTTTTTCATTGTCACCGGTGACGCGTCCGGGGCGAATCGTTCCGCCATGACTAAAGGCGCAATGAATTTTTATTCGATTATCCGTGACGAATTGCAATTGAGCAAATCACAATTCAAAGTTCCGTCAATCAATCCGTCAATCAAAAATTCACGCGTGTTGTTGAATTCAATGTTGGAACGTCACACCGATTTGTTGATTGATTCGTCGTGTCAATACTTAATCAACGACCTGATTTCAGTTCAAACCGATTCGAACGGCGACATTGATAAAAGCAAGGACAAACATTTGACTCACTTATTGGATTGTTTCCGTTATTATTTGTGGACGTTTCATCACGATTTTATTCGTTTTCTAAAATGAATTTTGACTATATTTGAATAAAATTTTTATGTTATGGCAAAAATGGACAAAATGCATCGTTGCGTTATGGACGTGATGAAATCAGGCAAAGACAAATCGAGTTCATATGCAATTTGTACGGCATCAATTAAAGGAACAACAAAACAACCAAAAACAACAACAAAGAAAAAATGAAGTGGTTTAAACGAAAGAAACAACAACAACAACCAATCACGAATTCAAGTTTTAACCTAAAAAAAGTTTACACCGACAATGACGGTTGTAATTGGTACGAATTTGAAAATATGTTGACCATTCCGGCCAAACGCGCAATTGCGGCCGAAATCGCGACACGTTTTGCCGATATGAATTTGACCAAAGCGCAATTGACACGTTTGTTCGCTGAAATGAAAAAGAAAGCGAATGAAGGGAACATCGTCGAATTGTTTCATTTAATGAGTGAAATCGAATTCCGGTTGAATTACATCGGTGAAGAAACAACATTGTTGGAATTGGCGACATGTTATTTCGTTATTGACGGCGAAGACGCGACCGGGTATGACGACAAACATCGTCAAATCAAAATCGACAAATTCAAAGACGATCCGGAATGTCATGATTTTTTTTTGCAAAGGGCATTCGAATACACAATCAATTATTCGAATTCATCCGGAACCGATATTCTCGAATTTTTGAAGACAATGGAACCGGAAAGCGCAAAGTTGAATCAAATTTTGCAAACGTTGTCGTTGGGCGATATATAGACGAAATAAACTATTTGAATCAATTGATTTGCGAATCGCGTCCGTCAGAGGTTCGCGCGTTGGAATCATTGACCGTCGACGAATATTATCAAACCATTTCGACATGGATGCGGATCATTGATGAAAAAAACAAATCGTTTGAAAAAATCAATTCAGGCGACGACGAAAAACCCAAAGAAAGACGTAAATTCGGCAAAGCAAAAAAAGTTTAAGTCATGGCCGAACCAAAAAATGTCATCTTTAAAATACAAGCCGATACAGCGCAATTGCGTCGTGAATTGGATTCAGTAAAAAAATCAATTGACGGTTTAAACGCCGGGGTTAATAAAACCGCTCAAAATGTCGGTGGTTTAGCAAATGTTTTCAAAGGGGCGGCGGCGGCCTTTGGTGGAATCGCAATTGGTCAATCCATTTTAGATTTTGGAAAAAACGCAATCCAAGCCGCGTCCGATTTTCAATCTTTGCAAATTTCATTCACTACATTTTTGAAGGATCAGGACAAAGCGAAAACGGTGTTGGCCGATTTACAAAAGTTTAGTTCGGTGACACCATTCACGGGTGAAGAAGTTCAAAACGCGGGACGTGCATTGTTGGCGTTCGGTGAAAATTCAAAAAACCTGATTCCGGTGTTGTCACGAATTGGTGACATTTCCGCCGGGACCGGAAAAAATTTCAATGAATTGACGGTTTTGTATGGCAAAGCGCGAACGCAAGGAACATTGTATGCCGAAGACATCAACCAATTGACGGAAGCGGGTGTCCCTATCATTCAGGAATTCGCGAAAAATTTGGGCGTTGGTGCTGAAAACGTTAAAAAGTTGGCGTCTGAAGGAAAAATCGGTTTCAAAGATTTGGAAAAAGCATTTCAAACATTGACGTCAAACGGCGGTCAATTTGAAGGTTTGACGGCGACATTGGGACAATCATTCACCGGTCGTGTGTCAACGTTGAAAGATAATTTCGACCAAGTCGCGCGATCCGTTGGTGAGGGGTTGTTACCAATATTTGAAGTTTTAATCAATGGCGCATCACGCGCAATTGAATTTTTGCGAAGGATTCCGGCAATCATTGACCAAAACCGGGTTGCATTTTCATTATTGGGGGCGGCCGTTTCTTTATACGTCGCAACGCAAATTCGCGGTTTTGTCATTCAGCAATTAGCAAACAAAGAATCGTTGTTGTCGATATTACGTCAACGCGCATTGAATACCGCGGTGACATTGGGTTTTGTTCAATTACGATTGAAGACGGCCGCTCAAGTTCAAGGAAATATTGTTCAACGTGCCTACGCGGTTGGAACGGAAATCGCAACCATCGCGCAACAAGGTTTCAACACGGCATTGAAAGCGAATCCGATTGGATTGGTTGTTTCATTATTGGCAACGGCGGCGGCGTTCATGATTGATTACGGCGACGCAACCGAAGGGGCCGCAAATGCAACGGCCGAAGCGAATAAAGAAACAGAAACGTTCATTGATTTGAAACAAGCCCAAAATAATATTCAGGAACAAACAAATCAAAACATGGCGTCCGAAATTTCGAAGTTGGATCAATTGTTCAAACAATTGAAGTTGACAACGGCCGGATCAAAGGAACGCAAAACAATCATTGACCAAATCAATTCGACATACGGAACAACGTTAAAAAATTTGAGTGACGAAGAAAAATTTGTCAAACAAGTTGACGACGCCTATAAAAAATTGACGAATCAAATCAAATTGAAGGCCCAAGCCGAAGCGACATCACAACAATTGACGGAATTGTTTAAACAAGCGTTGAACCTACAAACAAAGATTCAACAAAGCGCATCCGGTGGCGCGGCCTTATCTGAATCAGTTTTCAAAGGTGTTGGAAAATTTGACGTCAAATCATTCAAATCAGTTGAAGACGGTTTGGACGCGTTTCGAAATAAATTAAGCGAAAAACAAAAATCGGTTTTCAATACTTTGTCCGGTGATTTGCAAAAAAACGTTGCATTCAGCAATCAGGAATTTCAAAAAGCATTTTCGAAAGATATTATTCAAACCAATCAAACGTTTGAGGGCCAATATGCGGATTTAGCACAAAAGCAAAATAAAGCATTAAAAGGAACATTGAATGTTGTTGACATCAAACAAAATCAAAAGACGGTTGAACAATTATCACAAACCGTTGATGCAATTGACGCGCTGTCGCAAAGTTCCGCGAATTTAGAACAACAATTGTCAAAAGCGCAATTCGACGTTTCGCAAATTGGCGCGATTGACGATAAAAAGAAAAAGGAAATTATTGATTTTTTTAATGACCTTAAAAAACAATTGCAGGATTTGGAAAATGAAGGAAAACGAATGGAATTAGAAGTCAACATCGTTCCAAAAAATTTCAATGAAACATTCACGCAATTGAAAGCAATTCAAGCGGATCAGGAACGAATCATTGATTTAGAAACACAACGCGCCAAAGAAGACGCGAAAAAAAATGGAACGTTGACAAAACAAAACGAATCATTGATTGAACAAATCGGAACACAAAAGAAATTGAATTTGGCACGTCGAACCGGAAATCAAATTTCGGCTGAAGGTTACAAAGAGGAATTAAGAATTCAGAAATTACGTGAAGACATTCAACAACAACAATTCGAACAAAGTCAGTTCATTCAGGAACAAGCAATCAACGACATCGAAACAAAAAAATCGGAAATTCAAAAGAAGTTTGACCAAGCGACATCAAAACGCCAACAAAATTCATTGAAAAAACAATTGGCGGAATTAACACGTTTGCAAATTGAAGCGGAACAAAAATCGTCGAACGAACGAATTCAGCAAATTGAACAAAATCGTCAACGGGACATTGCAAACGCAAAAGGTGACGCAAAGGAAATTCAATTAATTAATGCAAAAGCGGATTTTGAAATAATAAAAGAAAAAAGCAAAACAAGTCAAACAATTTTAGGTTTGACAAAAGACCAAACCGAACAAGAAAAAGAATTGGCCAAAAAGCAAAAAGAACAACAATTGGAAAACATCCAAACCGTTACAAAGGCCACAATTGATTTGATTAATCAGGTTATTGACGCGCGAATCAGGGAAGCGGATTCAGCAATTCAGGCGCAAGAAAAACGAATCGAACAAGCCAAAGCAATTGCGGAAAAAGGCAACGCCGAAGTTTTGCAATTGGAACAAGAACGTTTGGATAAATTACAAAAAGAACGTGCAAAATTTGTTCGTCAACAACAAGCGTTGGCATTTATTGAATTAGCGTCGAATTCAGCAATTGCAATTTCAAAAGCGGCGGCCGAAGGTGGCGCGGCGGCCCCGTTCACAATCGCGGCCACATTGGTCGCATTGGCGGCCGGTTTCGTAGCGGCTCGAAGTCAGGCACAAGCGGCGGCCGGTTTCGAAAAAGGGGGTTACACGGGTGACGGTGGCAAAAGCGAAACGGCGGGTGTTGTTCACAAAGGTGAATTCGTTTTCACAAAGGAAAAAACATCAAAATATCGTTCGTTATTTGAAGCCATTCACAAAGGGCGTACCCCTGAAATGGCGTTGGGTTTGGGTGAAAAAATTATTGTGGTGAATAATCACAATATGGATCAACAATTGTCACGAATCGAAACGGCAATCCGTGAACAATCGCGAATGAATTTGTCGATTGACGAACGTGGAATTCATGGTTTGGTGTCGCATTATCAATTCAAAGAAAACAGAATTCGAAGCAAAGCAAAATAAAACATGGCAAATTCAACAATGAAAATCGAATTGAACGGAACGTTGGTCACCGGGTTGATTGACGGCGTTCAAAATTTTACCGTGACATTGCGAAATCAGGCGGAAGACGGCAAATTGGCGAAATCGTTTTCAAGTGAATTAACGTTTTACGACGACGGTTATCAAATTTTAAAAACGGCATTGATTGATGACCCATTTGGATTCGGGAAAAATGTCACAATAAAAATATTTGACGAATGTTGTCATGAACCGGTGTTTGAAGGTTTAATCAAAGGCGACGCGATTGATTGGTGTGAACCCAAATGTTATATTTCCGCAAATGTGATTGAAGACGACGAAAAAATCAATTGTATCAAATCGACATTAATCACCGACAATTGGAACGGATTTGAACAACGTTCATTTGCTCCAATTCGATATTGTATTGAAATGCGCCCTGACTTTTTTCAATACCTTTTGATTTCATTAATGGCATTAACAAACATTTTGTTTTATTCGGTCATTTTGGGAATTTGGGCCGGTTTGGCGTTTGTGTTTGGTATTGTCTACGTTATTTGTTTAGTTGTGGACGCGATTCCGGGTGTTGATGTCAATTGTAATTCACCGGCCGTGAATCCAATCACTCAATTCAATATTATCACCGAATTTTTTAAATCGTGGGAAGCGTTAATCGTTCCATGCGGTCGTTTTCACCCGTCGCCATACGTTCGCGATTACATCAAAAACGCGTGTGACAAATGCGGATTGCAATTTCAAAGTTCAATTTTAAATGACCCGGCGTCACCTTATTACAACGCGGTTTTGTTCGCGGCTCAAGTTAGTAAAGGACGCGCCTATGATTCGACAAATTTCACGTTGATTCAAGACAACAAACCCGTTGAAACAATTGAAACGTTAATGATTCAATATTTGAAACCATTATTCAACGCGGAATTTCAAATCGTCAATAATGTTTTGGTTTTTGAACGAAAGGATTTTTTTCAAACAACGACAACATGGATTGACGTTGAACAATTATTGAATGAAGGCAAAATATTAAATAATGAAATTTGTTTTTCATGGATTGACAAAGAACGTTGGTCATTTGGAAATTTTGAATATTCACGCGACGCAATTGATTACATCGGAAACGAAGCAATCACACGTTACAATGACATTGTTGAATGGAATTCGCCATACAACCCAACACAAAGCGGTTCACGTGACGTGACGTTGTTATTGTCACCGGCCCGACATCGTGACGACGGAATTGACCGAACGGTGTATGACCATTTCCAAACATTTGCCGGTGGAATTGTTAATTTTATTTATTTCGGTTTGTTTTCAGATTTTGACAAAACATTGTTGATTAACCAACACACGGTTTCAAATTATAAGTTGTTAATTTACGACACAAATTCAGGATTGGACGGATTAGTTAAACATGACTATTCAGACGCGTTTTGTGGTGGTTATCCGGGACCGGCACCGGATGAACGTTTCAATTATCCGTTTTGGTTTGCCGGTGGTTATCAAAATAACTTGTATTCGTTATTTCATTACATCGACGATCCAAGGTTGCCGGGAACGACGCAATTCAATTTCAATTTTGATTTTGAATTTGATTGTGACACCTACAAAAATTTTGATTTTGGAAAAACAATTCGATTGATTAAAAACGGACAAATTGTAAACGGAATAATCAAAGAAGTTCAAATTGATTTTTCAAAAAGAATCATTCAGGTTGCGGGAATTGTTTAATTTTAAAGTAAATTTGAAACATGATAATCACATCGAATTTAGTTGATAATAGTTCAGGCGCAACGAATCCAATTTTTGCGGGTTGTTGTGGTTTGGTTGAAATAAAAGTCAAGTTGAACACGAATGAACCAAATCGTTCGATTCACCGAATTCACTTGAATAACACCGGCGGTTGTTCGACGCAAATTTTAAGCGTTGACGGTGTGACGTGGGTTGATCCGTTGACATACGACATCACGTTGACGCCATTGAATGAAATCACATGTTTGATTCAAGTTTGTTCGGATTGCGACACGGCAATTGGTCACATCACATCATTTCAATTTGAAGTTCATTGGAATTCGCCCGGAAGCGGTTCGCAAACATGGGATTTTGACATGATTAATATTGATCCGGTCACGAATCCAATTATCACACAAAGCGAATTTTATTGGCATCCATGTTTGGACGATTGCACCAAATTACAAGGTGATTATTTTAAAATAAACAATCCAACGCCATTCACGGTCAATGTTGGATTTTCAACAATTTATATTTTTACCGGTGCGATTAATTGGTTCATTGACGGCGTTGCGTCAGGAACGGGAACGGGTGTTTCGTTACCGATTCCGCCGGGTGAACATGAAGTCGGAATCCAAATTTGTCCATTGGACATGATTGACAATGACACAATCATTTTTGATGTCAACAATTGTGGTCAAACATATAATGTCATTGTTTATTATCAACCGGTTTATTGTGGTGATTGTGGAATTGGTTGTCGTTATTTGAATATTTATTCAGACGGTAATTGGGTGAACGATTCCGGTTATTGTGGAACAACAGCAATGTTTAATCGTTTAAGCATTGGCGCAAATGTCACGTTGCAATGGTCAATGACCTATGTCAATTTACAAGCGGGTTTAAAAATATATTTCAATCCGGTTTTGTTTGATATTAATTGCAATTATCCGGGACGTTATGTTTC